GATTGTTGGTTCTAAAGAACTTTGGGTGTATAATACAAAGACACGCAAGATTGCCCAGTATAAAGCACTTGATGAGCGAGGGCTAAATGTTAAAGGTGCAAGCTTGCTCAATTATTCAACTGATTCCGCGGAAAAAACAGTCCGTAAGCCTGTAGAGACGCTCGCAGAGTTCAAGAAGGCAAGCAAGGTAAAGCTTCGCACCTTTTTAAAGGATTTAAGCACGGTTGACATTCCTGCTCAAGGCAAGTTAAATGAGAATCATATTATTTTAAGAATTGATAGATGAAACTATTCATTGACACAGAATTTACCGATCTTATACCAGGCAATAAGTTAATCAGCATTGCCTTGGTGGATGAGAATGAAGAGTTCTTTTATGCAGAACTTACAGATACCTATGAACTGAAAGATTGTTCAGAATTTGTTAAGGGGTTTGTATTACCGTTTTTATTTGGTGGCGAGCATCGCATGTCTTCGTACGACTGCGCATTAAAATTAGGTAATTGGATAGAAGATCGCGGGCCAGATTGTATTCTTGCGTGTGATAATCCGGGGTGGGATATGCCACACCTAAGAAAATTGTTAGAACCATGCTGGCCAGAAAACTTGCATAAGAATCAGTATCACCCTGTTTATGTTCCTTCACAGATCGAGGAAGATATTGTGCTGGAGAATGACTACTGGATTCACAATGCGTTGCATGATGCGTTAGTAATGAAGAAATGTGCCGACTTACAGAAGAAACTTAAATTCTGATAAATAGTGTATCGCTGGAGAAGATACACGTATGTCCGCACAAATTACACCAAGAGTTTTATTGATGAAGCAAATCGAGCTCGGGCTCGGTGCGCAAATGGTCGATGTTGAATTAGACGTAGAACACATAAATCTTGCAATTACGGTCGGACTTCAGAAATTGCGTCAGCAATCGGATGGAGCCAATCTTGAGAAGGATATTTTCCTACACATCACACGCGACATTACGGAGTATACACTACCAGAGGAAGTGCAAGAGGTAAGACGTCTATACCGCCGTGGGGTTGGTGCATACACTAATGGTGGGGTAAATTTTGACCCGGTAGATGCTGCATTTTATAATATCTATTTGCTACAACCAAATAGATCGGGTGGATTAGCAACTTGGGATTTTTATAATCAGTTCCTTGAAACGACAGAACGCATGTTCGCAAGTCAACTGAATTTTACTTGGGATGTCAATAATCATAAGCTAACAATTATTCGTAGACCTACAGCAGATGAAGAAGTTGTTGTTCGCGTTTATGCAAGAAAGTCGGAAGATGATTTAATCAATGATCCTTATACAGGTCCTTGGCTGCGTTCCTACGCCACAGCTACTTCTAAATATATGCTTGGCGAGGCGAGAGATAAGTTTCCTGGAGGATTTCCAGGACCGAGCGGCAATGTTCAATTGAACGGAGCTACATTGAAACAGGAAGCACAAGCTGAGATTGAAAAACTCGAGAAACAGTTGCTTGATCTAGTTACAAGCTCGGATGGATACTCGTTTGTAATTGGCTAACAAAAATAGCAAACCCCTAAGCGGTTCTTGTATAACTACTTGAACTAACTTAGGGGTTTTCTTATGATCATTGGACTATTAGGTTTCATCAATAGTGGTAAGGGAACTGTTGCTTCACAGCTTGTTGATCAATACAGCTTTAGGCAGGACAGTTTCGCAGCTAGTCTTAAAGATGCCTGTGCCGTAATGTTTGATTGGCCACGCAATATGCTCGAAGGTGATACAAAACAATCGAGGGAGTGGCGAGAGGTTGTTGATCCATGGTGGTCTGAAAAACTTGATATGCCTAACTTCAGTCCACGCCTTGCTCTGCAGCTTATTGGGACAGAAGCTCTGAGGAATAATTTCCACCAAGATTTATGGTTTATATCTGTTCAGAACAGAATTCGAAAGAATCCAGATCAGCATGTTGTTATTAGTGATGTTCGTTTCCCTAATGAAATTAAGTTCATTCAAGAACACGGTGGAAAACTTATAAGAATTAATCGTGGTCCAGCACCCGTATGGTATGAGACCGCGCTGATGGCAAATAAGGGAAATTCTCTTGCTAAGGAAGCAATGACAAAGACATATTCTACAGCACATTTTAGTGAATGGGCGTGGGTGGGGTCAAAGATTGATTTTGAGCTAAATAATGATGGCACAATAGAATTCCTAAATAGTCAAGTTAATGAAGTTGTATCAAAGATATTATAGCTCTGGTGCTTCATTTGCGGTATATTTAACTCTCTCCCTGATAAATACAACTAACAAGAAGTATAATTCTTCCAAAGGAGTTAAATCATAATGGCTACATTAGTATCACCAGGCGTAAGTATTTCGGTTATTGATCAGAGTATCAATGTCGGAGCAGGCCCAGGCACAGTACCCCTAATTTTCATTGCTACACAACAAGACAAGTCTACCCCTGATGGAACAGAAGTAGCACCAGGCACAACAAAAGCCAATGCTGGAAAAGTTTGGTCTATTACATCACAACGTGATTTAGTGCAGACATTTGGAGACCCAACTTTCTACTCTGTTAGTGGCACATCACTTAATGGATACCCGTTGAATGAATATGGTCTGCTTGCATCATACTCATATCTTGGCCTTTCAAATTTAGTTAGAGTTGTTCGAGCAGACATTAATACTACAGAACTTCAACCAACTCCGGTTGAACCAACTAGTCCTGCCGCAACAGGCACATATTGGTTTGATGAATCATCAAGCGGTTCTACTTATGGTCTATTTGTTCGCGCCGGTACTTTTCCTAATGAAATTTGGACAGCAGTAACACCAGACTTTGTTTATGATTTTGCAACAGGCGTTGCAAATCCGCCAACACCTACTGATGGCGTAGTTGGAGATTATGCAGTTGTATTTCAAACAGCATCAGCTACACTATCGTATTGGACAAAGACAGCTACAGGCTGGGTACAAATTGGAAATCAAGCATATGCTTCGGGTGCCCTAAGTGCATCTTCTGTTGGTACCCTTGTTACCGTTCCTACCACTGCAGGTCTTGTAGCCGGTATGGTTCCTGTAGTTACAGCAGGTACGGGATTATTTGCACCCGACACAGTAATTACATTAGTTAACAGTCCATCAACATTTACTGTTTCGGCAGTTCCTTCAGTTGCTTTAGTTGCTGCGACTATTACAGCATCTTTCCTCGTAACAATTCAATCTGTATGGCCAGACTTAACATTAGTTTCAACAACACAAGAATATTGGATTAAGACATCTTCACCAGCACAAGGCGCAAATCTTGTACTTCGCAGAATGGATGCAACTCTTGCACAATTCTTGCAAGTTGAGGCACCAATTCTTGCTAACGATGCGGCAGCAGATACATATTACAGTACAAATCCAACAGGATCAGCTGGACAGGTTTATATTGAGCCCGTAATTTCGGGACTGTTGCCGATCGCTACAACAAACTCGTTGGAATTTAGAAAGAATACAACCAGTATTTGGGCACCATTGGCAACCATAGTGGGATCAACTTCGGTTCCAACACAAGGACCTGCTAATTCTCAACTGTGGTTCAATGCTGAACTAGGTACTAACGGAAATGGTCAGGTAACTATTGATATTCTCGTAGCAGACGGTGCCGGCAGCTGGCAGAACGTTAACCTACCAGGTTTTACATTCGTCGACGTACCTCCTGGTCCATTAGATCCAACAGTGTATGCACAATCAAGCGATCCACAGGATAATGTCCCTGCTCCGGTTCTTATTGCAAATGATATTTGGGTAGATACAGATGTTGATCCATATCCTGTTATAAAATATTGGAATGGTTCTGCATGGGTCCTAGTTGATAACGAAGATCAAACATCTAACCATGGTATTATCTTTACAGACGCTCGTCCAAATCCACTATATACGCAAGGTGGTACTGGCGAGTATAACGGTGGACCTGGTAATCCAGACTTGGATCCAGATGCACCAGATGCAGATTTATATCCAAATGGATTTATGTTGTGGAATACACGTTATTCAACAGACAATGTTAAGGTATGGCAGGCCCCGTATGTATTTGATAGCATAACAGCTTCACCAGATAACACAAACAATGGCTCATTGGGTCGCTGGTCAAATGCTTCTGGCAACAATGTAGCGGGTGTGCCATATATGGGCGCAGCAGCACAGAACATCATGATTGTTCGCGCAATTCAATCTGACATTACTTCGAACGAAGAAATTCGTGCAGAAGACTTGTTCTTTAACTTGATTGCAGCGCCGGGTTATGTTGAGGCAATTGATGAAATGCTTATACTAAACGATGATCGCAAGGATACAGCATTCGTTCTTGGTGATACACCATTCACATTGTCTGCAACAGGAACAGCATTGCAGAATTGGTCAACTAACGCAAGTGTTGCCTTTGGCAACGGTGCAGATGGCCTTGTGTCAGCTAGTAAGTATTTTGGCGCATGGTATCCAAGTGGACTGAGCACAAACGTTGATGGAACAGATGTTGTAGTTCCTCCAACACACATGGCTCTCCGCACAATTGCATATAACGATCAGGTTGCTTATCCTTGGTTTGCTCCAGCAGGTTTGCAGCGTGGTATTGTTAATAATGCTGGCGCGGTAGGTTATGTAAACTCATCAGGACAATTTGTCCCTGTTAAGTTAAATGAAGGTCAACGTGATATTCTATATCAAAATGGTATTAATCCAATTCGTACAATGCCTACAGGCGGTATTGTTGTATTTGGACAGAAGACACGCCAGCCATTCTCAAGTGCAACAGACCGTATCAACGTAGTTCGTCTAGAAAACTACTTGCGCTACCAACTTAACAATCTTGCTATGCCATTCTTGTTCGAACCTAACGACACAACAACACGTAAGGCAGTTAAGGATGCATTCGACCGCTTCTTGTCTGAATTGATTACACTTCGTGCATTGTACGACTTCTTGGTTGTTTGCGATTTGTCAAACAACACACCAGCTCGTATAGATAGAAACGAACTATGGATTGATATTGCAATTCAGCCAGTCAAGGCAATTGAATTTATTTATATTCCTATCAGAATTAAAAATACTGGTGCTAGCCTATCAGCAGTTTAAGATAAATGATATAAGATAGCCGGCAAGCTTTGCCGGCTTCTTTTTGACGATAAATACCAGATGACATCTTTTCGTATAATAGATCATATTCAGCATTTACCCAATCAGCAGAATATAGGATGTTGTGCGGCCTCAGCTTGTTTACTTGCAGCTGAAATAATTACTAATCAAGATTTTAGATTATCTCGTCTCTACACATATTATATGTCTAGGAAAATAGGTAATCGTATCAATCAAAATGGTGTAGAATTAAAGGATGTATTAACATCTATGAAGCAATATGGTGTGGCCACTGATAAGACTTGGCCCTTCACCTATAACCGTGTAAATAAAGAACCCAATGTTGCAGCAATTGCAGAGGCAACTCAGTATAGACTCAATTCATATAATTGGGTCACTACAGAAACATTCAAAGATTATTTGTATCAAGGTATTCCTATTGTAGTGGGTCTACATACAGGAAGAATGTTTTGGAAATTAAAAGGCTCACTCTCTCAACAAATCTATAAATCAATAAATACAGACGATAATAGAAAATATAAAGGACATGCTGTAACAATAATAGGATTTGATGATACTATTCTTGGCGGATCGTGGATCATAGCAAATTCATTAGGATTAACATGGGGTGATCACGGCATTGGTATTCTTCCATATGAATGTAATTGTGATATAGGCGAATCATATGTAATTACTGAGTTCGCAGGAATTATCCCTGGTAAAAAAATTTCCGAGAATTGATAAATAGTATTAGCTTTTATAGCAGGAGATTAAGATGGCAAATTTAGCAAAATTTGGTATTCCATTAGATGGAAATAAGCTTGGCATTTTACAGCCAAAGCAAAAGTATCGTTTCAGAGTCATCTGGCAAAACTTCGGTGAGAATAACGGCCTGCGCGAAATGACACAGAATGTGGTTTCTTGTACACGCCCGAAGCCTACATTTGGCATGATTGAAGTACATTCGTATAATTCTGTTGCATTGATTGCTGGTAAGAGAGCAGCATTTGACGCAATTGAGGTTGTATTACGCGACGATATTACCAATGGTGTAGTTTCAGCAGTTGGTGCGCAAGTCCAGAAACAAATGAATCACTTTGAACAGACAAGTGCTGTGGCAGGTATCAATTACAAGTTTACTATGGAAGTTCATTCATTGGATGGCACAAATAACGATCAATTAGAGTCATGGGTACTTGACGGATGCTGGCTTGAAAGTGTTCAATATGACCAGGGCGATTATGCAAGCAATGACGCACAAATAGTAACTATGTCGGTTCGTTTCGATAACGCAACACAAGTAGCAGGTCCAAACACAAACGACGGAACAACCGTTGGTGGAAATCCATATCCAAATATTGCCAGCCCAACCGGTGGAACTACTACTGGTTAATCCAAAATTTTTGGAGGTGGCTAGTGCCTAGCTTTTCAAGTCTATTTACATCATTAACTGGTGCAGGGTTTTTCTATCAGAAGAACTCTCGCCACGCCACCTATAATTTCAATCAAGACGCTCGATCTCTATATAGAAATCAACCACGTCTTCCGTTTGAATACTACATTGATATTAAACTAAATCAGGTAGGAACTGCCGGAACTTACATTCAACAATATTTCAATAATCCAGCTTGGGCTCAAGTTCAACCCTTAGTTAAGACAATTGAAATGCCTTCGTTTAAGATCGAGACAACTCCTCTTAATCAATATAATAGAAAACGTCTAAGCCAAACAAAGATTGGATTTGAACCGGTTAAGGTTGTATTTCATGATGTGGCTGATGGAAAAACTTTAAAATTCTGGGAGATGTATTACAGATATTATTTCGGTGATGGTAACGAACCGGGTAAGAACGAAGTCCGTCAACCCACTGGTAAGGCTGGCCCGGTTACAACTGAGCAATTTCTTAAGAATATTACACCTTCCTTTAATCCTAATATTGCCGGTCTTCCTGCTAGTATTAAGAATATATTTACAGGTAATACCGGTACAAACAGTCCGACAAATCAAGTAGGAAGTAAACAAGATACTCAAAATATTGTTGCTGATACACTAAATAATCATCACTTCGGTTTTAATTTACCCACAGTACAGAATATAAGAAATTTAATACAAACAATTGATATCTACCAAGTACATGGCGGAAGATTCAATCAGGTGACACTTGTTAATCCACGAATTGCATCGTTTACACATGATGTTCTAAGTTATGCAGAAAATAGTAAGACACTTGAATTAACATTTACATTTGAGTATGAATATGCATATTACACAATCCAGAATTTGAAATTAGCCGGTGGTGAGGAAAATAATAATTCAACAATTGAACAATTTGAACATGGTGAATTTCTTGAGTTGCCAGCCTTAGCATTTAATGCCTCATTACTTGATTTTATTGAATCTAATAATCCATTATTACAATCTGACAATCCAATCCTACAGAGGCTTGGTAAGAATGTACAATCAAGTATTGGTGTGGTAACAGGCGCATTCGCATCTGATAAGGTAGTAAGAAGAGTTAGTGCAAGCGCATTAGACGGACTTGCACATATTTCTCCTACACCTTATAATCCAACTTCTGCAGCTAAAATTGTAACAAGACCGTTTGCTTCATCGGCTACTCGTGATTCAACTGCATATAGAGATGTAAATCGCACCGGAGGTAATCCGGGTGGCTAATTCAAATATAGCTAGTATTGGTCGTTTTAGTTCACAGATGCTTACCCAGCTGGGGATGCAGAAGACTGTTAAGATCATCAATGGTGTCCCCACAAATACCTTCAAGTACGCATCGGGTACACCGGTATTTCCTAGTGCTGGATCACTATTACAATCTGATCTCGGTGGTGGTGTTGTTGGAAACTATTCCGGTAATACATATGATTCAACAAAATGCTATTTCCTCTCTAGGGGAGTAGGACCACTTTACGCTGATACAATGACCGGTCTAGCAATAGATATGGCAGCACAATTGGGGATTACACCTCAGGCGATGTTAGAGCAGGTATCGGCAGATGGAAAACTTATGTTTGCTCCTAACTCTTATAGGGCATTAAACAATCTTAGAGATCCGGGAAATCAGGTCGGCACAGTAACCTCGATTGATAATAGGTACAGCCTACAAGCACGTCAAATAAGGTCTTAATCATGAGATTATATGAACTTATAAGTTTTCTCCCGAAGACAACTACTAAATCCTTTAGTGATAGATCTGAAAAGATTAAGAAAGTTCCTAACACATATCCTATGGGTAAAGGACACTTTGGTGCAGCATATGTTCACGATTCTCCAAAAAGACAGGGAGAGATAACAAAATATGCTAAAGCAGGTTCAGTTTTTGGTGTGAGTAATAATAAGAAAGAAGAACGCACGTCTAAACAAGACGCCTACCTAGCCTATATAAAGATGGTTGTTGATTTTGAAGAGAACGGTGGTCATAATCCATACTTTCCTAGAATTAACGAATTGAGAGTCTTTAAAGAACCGGATGGAACAGAATATTATAAGATTGATTTACAAAAATTATATCCTATAGAAAATTCAAAGATATCTGGTAATGAAGATCTAATGTTATCTATTGCTGAGCATATGTTTGATTTTGAGCTGGGACACGAACCTGTAAAAATGACAGGTTATGAAATTTCTAAGAACTTGATGTATGCGTCCGAGGGATCATATACTAATATTGCCGGATTAAAGGATCCTCAATTATTGGATGCAATGACTATGATAGACAAATTAACAAGAACTAATCCTAAGAAATTTCACTGGGACTTGGGATCCAATAATGTAATGTGGCGTATTACAGGCACAATGCCTCAATTAGTTTTCACAGATCCAATAGCATAATATGAGCAATTCATACGTACAAGGAACATATAAACCAGCCCATCCTGAAAAGTATGTAGGTTCATATCCTATTGTTTTTAGATCCTCCTGGGAACATAAGGTTATGGTTATGTTTGATGCTAATCCTAATATAACCAGTTGGGCTAGCGAATCCATAAAGATACCGTACAAGAATCCTTTTACTGGTAAATATACCGTGTACGTGCCGGATTTTGTTGTAACTTATGTAGACGCTAAAGGTAATCAAAAGGCAGAGATTATTGAGGTAAAGCCAGCCAAAGAGACGTTCCTTGAACAGGCAAAAAGTCAAAGGGCTAAGGCAG